GCCTTGTGCCAGCTTTGCTTTCGTGTCGCTGTCCTGCTTCTTGATTTGCAGCTCGGCCATCTTCTGCTGCATCTCTGGCGGAGGCGTACCCTGCGACGAGGCAGGGATCATGAACTGCTCTGGATTGCTCCAACCAACTGCCTGCAGCGCCGCGGTGTCAATCGCGATCGGATCGTACATTGACGGATTTTGCGCCTGTATCTGTTTCAGGGCTACAACCTTCATGAGGCGCTGGGTCTGCGACGCCGTGTTCGGGTCTGCCTGCGGAACCAAATCGACCTGATCTAGCGCGCGGAGAAACGTCTCCTCGTCCCACTTACGGGCCGGCCGCTTGTTTTGCTGCCAGAATGAATCGGGGTTTTCGCGGAAACAGCGCACTAGCAACTCAAACTCTTCCGATTGCGCGCCATGCATGCGTTTGTGAACCGAGTTCAACACCTTGGTGGCCTGATCAATCAGCGCAATCGTTGTGCCGACCGGCGCGTCCTGCTTGCCTTCTCCCACTGCCTGTTCGGCCGTGCCGCCTACCCGCATGCCCGTCTGATTGATGTTCTCAACCAGCGACATAAGGCCAGCGCCGACATCTTTATACGGCAACGGCATCACGGCTTGGCTAATTGGCATGCCTCCCGTCTTGACCAAGGCGCCGCCACCCGGAGGGACGCGGAAAATGTTGGTGTTCTGCCGCGCGCCCGTGTCGGCATAAAGGAATCCGGGGAAGTTGGCGTACATACCAGCGTCGAGCATCTCACGCCATGCGGCGGTCAGCGCATTGGTCGTGTTGCCTAGGATGTGCAGGAGACCCAGATCATAAAAGCCCATCCCCGGTACAAATGTGTACTTGACGAAATTGCTTCTCGCCTCAGGTAGGTCCTTAGTATCTTCATCATAGTTCCTTACGATCGACAGGATTTCATGCGTCGATGCGTCAATTGTGACACGATACGGGATATCAAGACCCGTCTGCTTTCCGCGCTTAGTATGCTCAAAGCCTTTGATATCCAACTCGCAGTAGATTTCGTAAATCTCACGATCCCGATCGCTTGGGTTGTAGCTCTCGCTGGCAATGCCCTGCTGCGCCATCTTCTCGCGCTGGGCTGCGTCCCACTTGATCATCTTAGGATCGGACAAGTCGATGTCGCGGTATACGCCGAGGATTTGCATCCGTTTTACCGTCGACGACTTCATGTAGATACGGTGCGTGATACGCTTGGCATTTGACAGGTCAGTGGCCGAGTTGTTGACGATCAGGTCGTCGGCGTCGACGCTTTCGCTAACTGGACGACCGCGTAGGGGACAGAAATATACCTTCTTGAACGCCGTCCCGCCAAAGCCCAGCATGAGGAGCATTCGGTCGGTATCAGGGTAATACTCTTTGGCAGTGGCCGTGAGGTAGTGGTTAAGGTCGTTTTCGAGGTCGTTGGCAAGTTGATCGGACTGGAGGGTAGCATTATTGTTATCCTCCCTAATTTTTACGGGTCCATCCGTAGGCAATAGTTCTGACCGAGCGTTGGCTTGGAACCGTAGCACTGCCTCGAGCAGGAGCGGGTGCCGAACGCGTGACATACCTTCAACGGGTGCGCCGTCCGCTGCACCTGCCAAGCCGGGAATTTCCACCTTGAGGCCCAGAAGCTTGATGCCTTGGGCTCGGTCTTCAATCCACTCTTTGCGACTGTCGAGGTCATCCTGTACGCCCTTCATCAGATCGTGGGCGATACTCGCCAGCTCGGCCTGATCTATCTCTTCCACCAGATTGTCGAACCATCCGGTCTCCCTGCCCTTGGCCCGCTCGAGAGGCTGCCCGTCCAATGAAAACGTAATTGACCCATCCGATAGCTCAATCGACATTACATTGCCATGCTCGTCGATATCTTGTGTCGGGCCCTCATCCTCGGCTAACTCAACCGAAATATCCTCGCCGTCAAACGGTGTTTGCTCGTCATCCTGAAGGCGGATATTGGGGTTTGCGACAAGGGCCATAGATTAAATCCCGTAAAGTGGTTCGGGCGGTTTGCCCAGATGTTGCCTGCTGTCCTCGTAGTCCTGCTGCACCTCGTCCTGACGGAGCGCGAAGCCCGTCCGCCTGAGATACCGCATCGCCATCGAGACCGTGTCCACCAGATCGTCATGCTTGGCTTTCGGAAACCGCATGCACTGGTTGATGACCTCGTCGGCCCATGCTTTGTCGGGGCAGTACACCAGCCCCTCTTCAAATAGGTGCTGCACCGAGTAGAGCCTAGCCATTTTGTCGATCGAGCCGGGGTCTTCCAACTGAACGCCAAAGTTCCTACCAGAATACATCCTTCGCAGCTCCCGCGCAACTGGTAGGCCTACGGTCTTGTTTTCTATAAGTAAAGTCGAAACTTTCCACCGAAGGCACGTCTCGGCCACCTCTGTGACCAGCTCGGGCATCTCAAGGTGCTTCGACCATGCATGCATCATCATGATGCGGGGTGGAACCTCCTTCTCGTCATATGTACGTACAATGTGCGTCATGTGCCCGTCGCGGTTCAGCATGCGGGTCGCGTGGGTCTTGGGGTCATCGGTCCAGACGCCCCAGACCGTCATGGCCGACGGATCGTTTTCTTTCTTCTCGGTCATAGCCGTGTCGAGTGACGCCATGATGAAGTCAAACGGAGGATATTTTTCTTCCTCCCACAAGTTCCAATGCTTGCGCTTGATGATACCGCCATCCTCGGGGGTCGGCAGCTGCTGGAACTGGCCGGACGCCGCGTACTTGCCCATGATCCGCTTGTCGCGATTGACCACATGCCGAGGGAACCGTTTAGGGAAGAAGAGCTGACCTTTCTGCCACCGAGGGTCTTTCCAGCCTAGCATGGTCGGCACGGCACGATCGGGGTCGTACTCCATCGGGATCATGATGTGGTCGTAGCCCAACTGCTTTTCAAGGATCACGCCGGACACGTCTTCTTCGTGCAGGCGCTGCATGATCACCACGATGGCGGACTTGTTGGGGTTATTGAGACGGGTCGGGATGGCGCGCTCGAACGTCTCTGTCACCGTCTGGCGCTCGGCTTCGGAGTTGGCGCTGTTCACCGAATGCGGGTCGTCGATGATCACGCGGTCGCCGCGCGATCCGGTGATCGAGGTCATGGCGATTGCCTGCCTAAACCCGCTAGCCGTGGTTTCAAACTTGGTCTTGGCATTCTGGTCGCCGGTCAAGACAACGCGGTCGCCCCACAGCTGTTGGTACCATTCCGATTGGATCAGGCGCCGCATCTTGGTGCTATCGCGGATAGCTAGGTCCACATTGTGCGCCGCGCAGACGTAGCGCAAGTAAGGCATATTCTGCGGGCCCCATTCCCAAGCTGGCCACAAGACGTTGACCAGTAGGGACTTCATTGCGCCGGGCGGGACGTTGATCAGCAGGCGGTTATAGTACTGCTTGTCGTCAATCATCATCTCGTTGGTGATGGCGGTCAGGTGCTTAGCGATCGCATTGATGTGCCAATTGTGGATGTATTCTTGTCCGGGCTCAATGACGTGCCACGCCTGTTTAATGAACTCCACGAGGGATTTCTCGCAGAGTTCTTTGTTGATATCGTGCAGCGACGCCTCAACGTTAATCATCTCGCCATCGACATCCATAAAGGTCATTAATCTGCCTTCAGGGCTATCTGAGCCTCTTCAATGATATTCCAAAGCGCCTGCCGCATCTTGCTGGTCTTTTCTGGCGGACGAGCATTGGCCACAGTTGTCTCGATTATGGAGTAAGCGACATCGGCCGCGCGGAGCCAATCTTCCTTAACGCTTGGACTAGCGTCATCCCAAGTTATGAGAAGGTCTTTACCACAATAAGCCTCACGAAGCTTATCGGCCAATGCTTCAAAATCCGCCCCTCTCATGGCTTGTGCTCCTTTTTAACGATATCGACTAGCTCGTGCCCTAAGACATACCCGCCCTCGGACTTGTCGTCAGCGGTTTCGGTGCCTTCCCATTTCTTGGCAAACGCCTCAGAACGACGCTTTTCCTCGGCTTCTTCTGCCTTGGCCTGTTTTGCCTTCTGGTCGGCTTTCCAATCCTCGGTCTGCATGTCAGGGTTGGCCGTGATCATGGATTCCAAAAGGCCCAATACAACGAACGCATCCTGAGCCACACGGTTGCGCGGCTCTAAACGGGTCAGTTCAAGCGCCATAGTTTCAATCTGGTTCTGGCACATCGACATGCTCTTGACGATCGCGTCGTAATCCCTGCGCGGGACGCGGACGGCCACCAGAAGCTCGAGTTCTTTAATCTTTGCCAACGCTTTTTCCAGCGTCTCTGCCATTTCCGTTAAAATCATTTTCTTTCTCCTTATCCCATGAAAATTTAGGCAGCGTCACTGGCGGGCGCTTCCGGTACACGTCCATCATCTTAATCTTCTGCAAGGCCTTCATCCTCGCCGCTATCATCTTGTCCTTCGTACTCGTAGTCTTCGTCTTCTTCGTAGCCATCTCCACCCCTTGCGGCAATTTGTAGCGCCTGCCGAATGGCAAGCAACTGATCCACATCGAGCACTTTCGCGTCGATGACCTTCCCCTCGACTTGCTTCACGGTCGCCTGCACGTCGATCTTGTCGCCATAACGGAAGCGCGCCAGCCGGATCGCATGCCAGCGCCGATCGTTCAGCAGCTCCTTTGCGCGCTCGAAGTCAACCTTCTCGAACTCGCCACGGCCGAGGATAATATCTTCTGTTTCCGACAGTTTTATCTCGATCGAAGCCTCGCGCGCGCGGGCATATTCGGACAAAAAGAAGGAATCGCGGTTCAATTCTCGGTTCACAGTCCGCACATTGATGCCATCGATCTCAGGGTCTTTTACAATTAAGCTTAAAGACCTTCCATCTGCGATTTGCTCACAGATGTGGACCTTTTGTGCTTGCGTCATTATTCCGCCCGGCGGTCGTCCCATTTTAATTTCTCACAATTGATATCTTTTCAAACGTATCGCCTCGCCTTGGATGAACTAGCTTAACTACTTCCAATTTACCAAGTTCCACCAAGGAATCCACTGCTTCTTTGGTGATTTCTGAGTTAAGCGGCCTTAATCTATTGGAAATGATGCCAAAGGACATTGATTTGTCAGGTGATTTATCAATTAAATCCAATATTTTATTCATGAGTTTTTGTTTTGGCTCATCAACACCATCGAAAGACGTTTTCCAAAAACGGCATCCGTTGCCTTCTTTCGCGGAAACAAATGTTTCATTAAGCATTTTGCCATAAATCCGGCATGCAGCGGTTGCCTCTGGCAGTTTGATCAAAGGAATAAAAAACGATTGCCCATATTTTATGGATTTCCAAGGGGCAAAATCAAATGTTTTCTCCCATTTTTTACCATCCTCTGGAATTGGAAAACCGTCTTCGACTGGGTACATAACCATCTCCTAGTAAAATTCATAAAAAATAACATAGGAATGATTTTGTTAAATGCAACACCCGAATGCTTAGGTTGAAAAAACTAGGCATCTTCTAAGTAATAAGTCATTGAAATATAATAATATTATTATTATAATATAGTTATATATTACTTAGTTATAAGACTGGTTTGTTTTTTTGTTCAAAAACCCCCTTAAGGCTATATCTCTATTTCTAATATTTTAAGGGTAGTGTGTGGGTAAAAATGTCCCCCTAAATATACTACACTATCCTATTCTACTCAAAAAAACGCATTTAATATAATAAAATCAATTAGTTAAAGCGTAAAATTAAGACACTAGGTTAGACTAAGCTATAAATTTTTATTAATGATATCAGTAACTTAGTTTTTTTATGCTTAGACATCGCTCTACTAAGCGTTTTCAAACACCCGTCACAATGCTATGGTGTATTGCCTGAGCAGCAAAGGAGACCGTCCGCATGATCCTCACCACCAATTTAGCCTTCTCCATCAACATCCCATCCCAATCCGACCCTGAAAGGATATCTACCATGTCATGGAATTACCGCGTCATTTACTTGCCTAAAGCCCCAGACGACGATTCGTTCTTCAACAACGATTCATTCGTAATCCGCGAAGTCTATTACAACGACGCGGGCGAGATCGAGTTCTGGTCAGAAGAAGATGCCTCCCCAATGGGCGAGACGTTTGAAGAACTCTGCGACGACTTCGACCTGATGCAGGAAGCTTTTGAAAAGCCGATCCTCATGCTCACCGAAGAAGACGGCGAAGCCAAGCTCGTCGCCTTAGATGACGAAGAAGAAGACGAGGACGAAGAAGAAGCCTGAGGTTATAATATAACCACTCAGAAAACATACTGCCCCCGGAACACTGGCCGACCGCCTATAATCTCACAAAGCTCCGGGGGCATCATCACCCCATCCTCGTCAAACGTCAGCACTACAAAGCCCTGCTGGGCCCTGCTAGGGGCACCCTCGGTGTATTGGAACTGAGGACCGTTAGGATCGGCCATGGTGCCCGTCTCTACGCCCCAGCGGGTTCCCCGGCGGTCTCTGACAGCAGTGACCTGAAGCTGGTGGGTGTGGCCCGTAACCGTGCTAATTCCAGCGTTGACGGAGCTGTTATAGCCCGAATGTATCCCTGATCGGAAACGATGGCGAATTTCTGTGCCGTTGATATCGAAGGCCCATGCGATTTCCCAGTCTGGGAAGTGCTCTTGAAGGGACATAATGTATCCGTCGAGCTCGTTCGCGTTACTGGCGATGTAATTGTCGATGCGGATATCATGGTTTCCCATGGTCCAGAGACGTTCGCGGGTCTTTGGAAGTAATTTGAGCCAAGCTTTGGCTGTCTCGATTTCTTTTTCAATTTTTGGCGCTCGTGCGCCACGGGTCGGAAGGTGCCTGCTGATCCTAGCCCCATCAATAACGTCTCCGTTCAAGATGATTCCATGCACTTTGAGCATCTTACATACTTTGACGAAGGCTTTATAAATCAGGGGCGGGTCGCCGTCCCATATGTGGATATCTGATCCGATCGCCCAGACTGAATTTGGAATTTCCTTTGCCACCATCCGCGGGTACATCCACTGGCCGACGGTGGGCTTGTCTGGCGGGCCGTTGGGGTATTTGGTTTGCGCTCGGGTCAATCGCGCCTTGAAGGTATTTGGTGGTAGGCCCGTGGCCTTGGCGGCTGCGTGGGCGTTCTTGCCAGACTGCTCGTAAACACGTAGCGTCTCGATCATTATCTCATCTGATAGAGGGTGTGCAGGCATAAAGACCTCCTATGTCCTTATGCCTACTAACATATTTATTGTGACAATAGTATATGAGGTGACGGCTTGATCGGTTTCACTGGCATTCACACTATGCGTACCCATCCTCAGAACCAGAACCGATCCTTGTAGCGCCTTTCACGCTTGCCCGTTGCCGTCGCGGCTGCAGGTAGAATCCCCGAGGTGGGTGTCTCGTTAAAGCTTAAAAATGGCCTCTTTAATTATTTTGGCATCCTGTTCGCTCCAATCCTTCTTAAACCTTACTTCTTCAGCGGTTTCCTTGCCTATTGAAGCCCAAAGGTTTTCAAAACAATCCATGACCACATGCTCATTTTTAAACGCAATGGACGCATTAAAGGTTACGGTCAAATGACCCTCGTGGTCGTGCATGTTTAAGACCATCTCTTCAAAATTATCCGATCTATATTCAGGCGACAAAATAACAAAAGCCGCGCCATATACCATGGCCAATCGTATCAGCCGTTCTTCGCTTTCATCGCAGGATGTAAACTTTTTCATGATCAATACCCCTGCTCTAACAAAAATGCGTCGTACTCGGCCTGCACCTGCGCCAGCTGGGCCTTGAGGATGCCGTTCTCGTCGACGGCCTTGGCGAAGGCCTTGCGGGTCACCTTCAGCTCGGTGCGGAGGTATAGTAGGCCATCGAGGAAGCCACGGTCCCACGCGTCGCGGTATTCCGTCCCGCGTGGATATGGATTGTCGATCGAGTGACCGCCCGAGCGGGCATGATATTCAGCTTCTGCGCGAATGGTATCTATCATTTGGTATCTCCTATCTAATGAGGGGTGGGGGCCGAAGCCCCCTATTGTTACGAGTGATGCAATGCGTTATGAGCTTCGACGTCGTATGCCTGAATGCTTTTGATGCGGTTTTTGAGATACGCAATGGTATCTGGCTCGTCCCAATCGCAGGTCGCAAGGTTGAACGATTCACATGTTCGATTGCCATCAAGCGGGTCCCACGTCCAACCACTTTCAAGCCAGATCATGACACGGTCGTCGTTGATATCTATATCAATCTTTTGATCGATACGTTTATCATTCTTAATGGTTAAGAGGATGTTGGCTGGTGTAAGCTTCGTCATTTGCTATCTCCATCTAGCGGGGCACCGCGCCCCGACGACTCATATGTAGCATATTTAAATTATAATGCAAACAAAAAAATGCATTCAATTAAAAAAAAGTGAAGGGGGCATTACGCCCCCTCGTAAATCGCTTCTGCGCGGGATGGGTGAGACACGATCGTCTGCTTCACGCCTTCGCGTGTGCCGTGCTCTTTGATGTTGAAAGCGATGCGGACCTTGCCGCCCTTGGCAAGGAGGTTAGGACGATTGTCGTCGACCTCAACATAGATGCGCGCGCCCTTGTGGATCAGGACGTTGCCAGCGTCGTCCTTGAAGCCGTGGACATGGCAGGTGCCGAAGCGGCTGTCAAACGAGGTCACGAAGGTCACCGTCAGGTCGAGGGTAACGCGTTCGCCAATCGTGCCGACCCAGCCCGTCGTGCCCTTGGCAAGCTCGCGGTCGACCGCCTTGCTGACAGCTGCGACCTGCGCGTCGGACAAAGTGCCGTACTTGTAACCCTTCTGGATGACGTCGTTGATGAAATCATTTACCACCACGAGCTGATTAACCTTGGCCAGCAACTCAGCATAGGCGGCCTCGAAAGCAGCGTCCTTGGCCTTCTCTGCGTCATGGGCAGCCTTTGCCTTGGCGACCGCCTTGGCATTGAGCTTCTCGAGAGCCTCGGCCGTGTAGACGGTCACGTTGCGGGTGCGATTAGGGAAGCCGGAGCCATTGCATTCGTAACAGGTAAAGCCTGTAAATTTCCAAGCTTCTGCGCCGCCTTGACCACCGCAGCGGCCGCAAGGATGAGCCTGAACAACAAAATGAGAACGTGCGGCTGACTGAACTTCGCTTGTAACTTCTGCGCCTGAACGATAATAAAACATTTTGCATCTCCATCTAGGGGGCCTCGTTGCCCGCCCAATTGTTATGGCACGAATCAAAAACGATTGCAAACAAAAAAATGCACTCAATAAGAAAAAAATAGGGCCGCCCAAAGGCAGCCCCAAGTCATGTATTAGGAGGAGCTGAAGGATAGGCTTTCTTAATAATCTTGTCTAGCTTGGCCGCGCGCTTTTTATTGCCATTGCGAACGGCCGCTGCGTAGGCCTGAACAAGCTCGAGTAGGGTAGGTTGTCTCATTTATTTACTAGCTCATGGATGGCCATTGATGCCGCGATCTTTTGAACCAGTTGGTCGGCTGGCATCTTCATAATTGTCATGGCGTAATTGATGGTTTCAAAAGCCATAGCGGAAATTATAGCTAAATCCCTATCGGCCTTCGGCATGTGGGCATTGGCCTCGTGGAACACCGCCTCGAGCCTCATGATCTCGCGTAGCATATCTTTGGCTAGTTCTTGCTGTTCGTTCATTTCACACCTCACATATACAAAGATTCGTCGACGGCCACTTCTGGCGGTCCGTCGTGCAGGGCGGTCGGCTCGTTGACGTTGTCGAACGGGTAGCGCCGCATCTCGATGACGTCGTACTCCTCATCGCGGGACTTCTTCATAAAGTTAACGTAGAAGCGCGCCTCAATAAATGATTCGGTGGTGTGGACAAAGTAATCGACCGTGCGGCCGCGTGGTACTAGGTAAAACATTATCATCTCCTTAATTAGCTGAAACACAAAGGCCTTCCGCAATCAGTGCGGATGCCGTCCGACCGTAGTAACCCTGAAGCTGCCACACGAGGCCGCTGTCGATCAGGATTTGCCATGCTTCGAGGGTGAGTTCCGCGTCATCCTCGCCTGCTTCGATAAGTAATACTGCTTCAAAAGGGGTCATCTGCAATCTCCATCTAGAGGGCGACCACCGCCCTGCCTAAGTCTTGTGGCATATCTAAATCAGGATTGCAAACACTTTTTTGTTTTCTTTTTAAAATATATTTTAACGTATCGGCCGATACCTCGACCGTGGTCCATCGGTGGCGGCACAGGCTGCACTCCCTGCGCCGATAAATCCCATTCGGGATGGCGCTCGTCCGCGTAGAATATACCCGGGAATGACCGCCGCACGATTCGCACTTCATGCCCACGGCTGACATTATTTCCTCACCTGCATCATTGAGACATTCTCCTGCAGCTTGACTTGCGGGTTAGGCCACGTCCAGCACTCGCCAGTGTCGTCTTGGAAGCACACCCATAGCAGGTGGTGCTCTTGCCCGTAGTCAATCAAGAAGTGCGCTTTAGCGCGCCCCTTGGGCGTCTCAAGCGGGATTGTGGGTTCTAACTGAATTAACATTTTATCTCCTTAACTAACATTATACGGTTACCCGTATGAACTAACATTATACGGTTACCCGTATGCGGAAATTGGCGCTAAGTGACATTATATGGTTACTTATTTTAATGCTATTTTTTCTATATAATTAATATTTAAAACAATTCGTTCATGCGCGTCAGTGCATGTGGTCCCGCCATGCCATAAATCACTATCAAAAATAGCCATCCTGTTCGCAACAGATTTAACAGTCTTTCCATTTTTAAAATGCGTGTAACCGTTATTGGTATTAAGATAAAACACAGCAATTTTGCATTTAAAATTCTGGTCTCTATGAAAATCATGTTTGATTATTTTGTTTGTCTTAGGAACAAGATTTGCTTTCATTCGTATAACGGACGTAACATTCATTTTATCCAACATGGGGTGAAGCAAAGCAAAATAATTACTATTTGGCACATTATCCCTGTAAAGATAATGGAAAAACTGCCGCTGCCCGTCATAGTCGTTTGAAACCCCCTTACCAATAAACCAAGGAAATGAATCAGAAACAAACGTGTTTGCTATTTCATCAAAATATTGTTGGTCAAGATAGTTATCAATAATTTGTATATCCATCACTCACCCTCCATTGCCGCAGGTTTACCTATATCCAACCACTGGCGAACTTTTTCTTTAAACAACTTATTTTCCTGTTGTGCTTCATATAACCATCTGGCTTGCATGATGTTGGTTTCCCGCAATTTTTCAATTACGTCAGCGGCTTCATGCATTTTTGCTTCAACCGCCTCAATTGGGCCGTCTGTATACCCAGCAATTTCTTGCCGCAATCGTTCAACAATATCCATCACTCACCCTCCTTCAGTGCGGCACGGGATTGCCACAGTGTTACTTCTTTCGCCATGACGTATGCACGGGCATTTGCTTCTTCTGCATCACGGCGCAACCGTTCAATCTCATCAGCATATGGTTTGACAGCTTTAATCCACGCATCACGGTGGAATTTGCTATACCATTTTCCATCTTTCCATTCTCCGCCATCCATAGCCAATGCAATATCAGCAGCCATCTTTTCAGCAATATCCATCACTCATCCTCCCCGATCACACCTATAATATCTTTCGCCATATCCAACCGCCCTGCTTGTCTCCCAACAAAATACGCTTCATTAATCGCTTCTGCTGTTATGCCATGCTGGTCAATAAAATACTTTGGAACATTACCATCCGCAGCTTTTAACCGTTCGCTTGTCCAATGGGCGGAACTGCAAATTTTGCGAATGTCGTCTTTAATAAATTTGATACGCATTTGTGCTTTTTCTAAATCGGTTTTCATCACTCACCCTCCTTCAGTGCGGTACGGGCCTGAGATGTGTCGCAATGAACAAATGCCTCTACTACATCTAACGCGCCACGCAACCAACCTTCAAGCAACCATATTCTTTTCTGTAAACGCTCAATTTCATTGGCGGCTTTAATTTCTGGCGGAACGTATAAACCATCCCCGTTGTAAACATATGGATTATTATCCATCACCACTGCACCTCCCCGTTAATCACGACCTGCACATACCAGCGGTCACCGTTGTCGTTTTCCCACAGCGCACAGATGTTGTCGCCGTCCCGCTCATGGCGGACTATCCATTGTCTCATGTTAATATCCTTATGGCATCGTCATGTGATGGCCTGAGATAATTGCTCCCAGTTTCACATCATCACGACCTTTGAATGCTTCGTCAGCGGTTTTGTATGCTTGACCGATATCTTCTGCTTCTGTTTGAAAGACCGTTCTGGCACGGAACTTTTTACCATCTTCA